TAGCACCGCTGGCCGCATAAGAACTATGGTCGCCTCTGTCGAGGCTATTAGCACGGCTTCTAGCGCGTTTGCCCGTGTGCGTCCATTTGAGGCTTTGGTTGATGCGGTTGGCACTGCCGCTCTTGACGGTACTCGTATCAGAACCGTGTCTGGTTCTGTTTCTGTGTCAGCATCAGCTACATCAAACTCAAACTTTGTCACATTGGCATCTGGAACGGCAGACACCGCTGTTTCAGTAACAGGTGCCGTCAACGCCGTGTTTAACGGAGCATCTACAGCAAGTGCTTTTGTTTCACAGGAAACATCTGCAAAGATACTTGGTGAAGAGTGGGGCGAGGTTGAGGTTGGCGATGAAGTTTGGGCTGATATTCCTGTTGGTTCTGAGGTATGGTCTACAATAACAACATCTAGCGGGACTTGGTTGGGACAATGATACAGTTTGGAGAATGGTTGCCGGATCAGCCTGATTTTATGAACGCTGGCGTGGTTACGGCAGAGAACGTAATACCAGCGGCTAATGGCTATCGCCCACTAAATCAATTTATTAGTTTCAGTAATTCCGCTAGTGGAACTATACGAGGTATATATGCCGCAAAAGACAACGCTGGTAACGTCAAGCTATTCGCTGGAGATGACGCCAAACTGTATAGTTTCAACGCCTCAACTAACAATCTGGACGATGTCAGTAAAGCTGGAACACCAGCATATGACCTTTCTGGTGCAGAAAAATGGCGGTTCGTACAATTCGGTGAATACGTCATTGCGGCTGGTGGAACCGGAGAAGAACTGCAAAAGTGGCAGTTAGGCACTGACACTGCGTTTTCTGATTTAGGTGGAACGCCGCCAAAGGCTGACTTTATTGCAGTTGTGCGTGACTTTGTGTGGACAGGCAATATTGACGAAGGCTCTGGCCGGGTGCCTTACAAGGTGCGCTGGTCAGGATTTAACGACATTGAAAGCTGGACTGCTGGCACAGATCAATCTGACTTTCAAGAACTGCCTGACTCTGGTGCTATCACTGGTATGGTCGGCGGTGAATACTGCACAATATTGTGTGAGAAAGCCATCTTCCGGGCAACATATACTGGCCCACCGCTTATATTTCAATTCGACAAGGTCGAGAGCCAGCGCGGGTGTTCTATCCCCGGCTCAGTGTGTAATTACGGAAGCATAGTTTTCTATTATTCAGATAACGGCTTTCATATGTTTGACGGTCAAAAAAGCACACCTATCGGCAACGAGAAAATTGACAAGTTCTTTGCCAAGGACTTCAATGCCGCTTACAAGAACAAGATGACTGCTGCGGTTGACCCGCTCAACCAGATTGCTGTGTGGTCATACACCAGTAACGAAAGCACCACAGGCCGTCCTGACAGGCTTCTCATATTCAACTATGCGCTGGGTCGCTGGTCTATCGGCAATGTTGAGGCAGACTTTGTTGCACCGTTCTTTAGTGCTGGTTATACATTAGAAGATCTGGACAACATATCAGCCACACTTGATGGGCTAACCACTGTGCTTGATAGCCAGCTATTCCGTGGCGGCGAGTTCTTCTTTGGCGGCGCAGTTGGCGACAAGCTATACACATTTACTGGAGACCCGTTACAGGCAACTATCACCACAGGTGAGGCCGCTGTCAGTATGGGAAAGCATAGTATCGTGACTAGAATTTATCCTTATCACGAAGATGGCACGGTTGAGTTATTTGTAGGCATGAGAGGCACACCGTTAGATACAGTAAATTTTGCTGCTGGCGGTACAACAAATGCCGCTGGTTTTGTACCGTTTAGGGCGGCTGACAGGTATCATCGTGTTAAGATGTTGTTAAGCGGAAACTGGTCATTTGCTCACGGCATAGATGTCGAAGCAAGACAGGTGGGTCGCAGATGACCAAAACTATCAACCACAGAATACTTAATCCGATCACGGCCACAACCCGTGAGGTTGCGGAAGTCTTGAACAGGACGGTTGACGGCAAGCTAAATAGCACAGGCACGTTTACGTTACCTAGTGGCGGCTCTGACATAACGGTTACAGACCCACGCGCTGGCAAGGAGAGCGTCATTTTGTTATCGCCATTAAACTCACACTTTTACGATCACGATCCATACATAAAAACAAAAAACAACGGTAGTTTTGTTGTGGGTCAAAAAAACCACGGTCACTCCAGTGGAGTTGATTATGTCATTATTGGATGATTTTGAGAGATTAGCGCATCATATTGATGCGGCTTTGGCATATTCAGGTGGAACGCATAGCGATACAGACGTGCTAGACGCTATTAAGCAAGGAAAAGCGCAGTTTTTCCCACTGGAAAATTCTGTTATAGTGACGGAGATAGTTGACTACCCGAAAAAATCCGTGTGTCGCATTTGGCTGGCTGGCGGTGAGATGGATGAGTTAATAGAGGCTGAGAAAGAACTAGTGAAGTGGGCAAGAGACCACGGATGTAGCGGAATGGAAATCATCGGACGCAAAGGCTGGGAGCGCCAGTTGAAGGATTACAGCCCAGCGTCAACTGTACTAACAAAGGAAATATGAAATGAGTAAAGGCGGCGGAAACACAAGACAGGTACAGGCAAGCACTGTAGAACCACCTGCATTTCAAAAGCCATTCATTGAATATGGCCTTTCGCAAGCAAAACAGCTTTATGAATCTGAAACGCCACAATATTATCCCGGCCAGACAGTTGTGGGCTATTCGCCAGAATCTGAGATGGCGTTGCAAGGCATTCGTCAGCAAGCCATATCTGGTAGCCCGTTTATTCAAGGCGTACAGGATGTCGTGATGCAGAACCTGATGGGTACAAACCCACTGCAATCAGCCGCCTTTCGCCCGGTAATTGAACAAGTTGAGGCGCAAACATCTAAAGCTGGCCGCTATGGATCTGGCTACCAGCAAGCTGCATTGGCACAGGCATTGGCACCGATGGCGTTGCAAGCACAGCAACAAGCGATTGCACAGGCACCAGCAGCGCGGCAGTTTGGGTTTGCTGATCTTGAGACACTAGCTGGTGTTGGCGCGGCTCGTGAGGCTCAACAGCAAGCAGAACTTTCAGCAGACATTGAACGGTTCCAGTTTGAGCAAGCACGGCCAGCAGAAAAACTACAGCAATATCTTGCGGCTGTTCGTGGCGGTGAGATGGGTCAGACGACTTACGAAACACAACAGCGTCAGCCACTTACAAGCATCCTTGGCGGTGCTTTGTCAGGCGCAGAGCTTGGCGGTATGGTTTCGCAAAATCCGATGGCTGGCGCGTATGGCGCTGGTCTAGGCGCTATAGCAGGTTTGCTAGGTTAGGAGAGTTAGATGGCTGATAATCCGTTCCTGAGAGGTATGACAGGTCAACAAATGGGTGTTGGTCGCAGATCTGCTGCTGATTTTTTCACGCAACAGGCCTCGCCTAGTATGGCACTGCCTGTCAGACGCCCAACCCCGCCACAACGCCTCTCAGCAGCCCCTACACAGCCTCTAGACATTGCTGGGCTACGCAGACAGGTTCTGGCACAGTCAGCCGCTCCTACAGCCCCCCAATCGCGTCAGGCATTGATGGCTAAGTATGGATTGGCACCGACTGCACCATCTCAAGCACCTGCCAAACGTGCTTCACTGCCTCAACGCCTTTCATCAGCATTGCCAGCGGCTGGGACACCTCAGATGGCTGGTATTGGTGCCGCTGGTCGCACTATGATGGAATTAAGCGGTTATCAGCCAGCAGCAACTGCGCCGGGTCTTGGTCAAATACTGGCACGATCAGCAGAAGCTGGTATTAGCACAATGCGTGAAAGACAAGCCGCAGAGGCCGCTGCTGCGCGTCAAAAAGAGCAAGACGAACTAACTAGACGTTACCGCGAAGCCCAAATAAAGCAGATGGGGCAACAAAAAGGTTTAGACATTAAAAAGCCTTATTCTGTACCTGCTGTAAAAGATGGTGTTAGAGGCACGGTTCAAAAGCAATATTTAGGCATAGGTGCGCCGGGTGCTGACCAATATGGTGTTGTTGAGATACCTAATAGCTTTGTTCCAGATCCTGCAAAAACGCCAGCAGTGCAGATGTTGCCAGAAGACAAGGCTGCTGGGGAAAGAGCTAGAACAGTTGGTAAATATGTAACAGAATTTCTTTCAAAATATGACAAAGATGTTATGAACGCCAGACAACTAACCAGCGAGTACGGTGTAATTCAAGACATGCTCACTGCGGCAGAAGATTTGGACACTGGCCCAATAACAGAAATGATTTTGCCTTTGCAGAGAGTTATGGGTGAGCTTGGTTTCTTGAGTGAAAGTGAAATGAATGAAGTAAACACTTTGACTACGCTTGATGCGAAGATGAAATATATTGTTCCTCGCATGAGAGAAGAAGGCTCTGGTTCTACGTCAAACTTTGAAATGGGTGTGTTTAAGTCAGCAGCACCCGGACTGGCAAAAACAAGAGAAGCGAATATTCTTCTTGCCGCTATGGCTAAACAGGCAGCGCAACACAAAATAAATGTTCAAGATATGCGCCGAAAACTAGCTTTGGGTGATGGTACGCAACCTTTAAGAATACCAACAGACAAAGAAGTTGGAGAGGCTGTAGAAGCTGAATATGGTTCAATATTTAAAACGCCATTTGGTAGACAAATTGACAAAAAAGACTTTGCTGAAGTTGAGGCAGAACTTGATTCAATGATTTCTGATGGCAGAGTTAATATCGGTGATGTGGTGTATTTGGGTAAGCATTACAAAGGCGCAGATGGAAAAACCAAGAATGGCGGATTTTACGTTGTTTCAGCAGAGGATATTTAAATGGGTGTTCTAAGCAACGCAAATCAAAGAAGTGTAGCAAGTGGCGCACCTACAAGCGCAAATGAATCTGAAGCCACTATTAACGTGGCTGAAGGGCTTGCTCGTGCGCTTGGTCAAGGCATTTCATTTGGTTTTGCTGATGAAGCTGAAGCATATATTCGCAGCAAGTTTAGTGACCGTGATTACAAAGAAATTCGTGACGAAATTCGCGGCAAAATAGATAAGTTTAGAGATGAAGAAACTGCGTTAGCTTACGGCACGGAAATAGCTGGCTCTATCGCCACAGCATTGACACCAGCGGGTCTTGCTGGTGTAGCTACTAGAGCGGCACCAGCAGTCGTTAAAGGCATACAATCTTTAGCTGGTGGCCCATTGCGTAGGGCTATGCTTGGTGGCGCTACATACGGTGCTGGCGCGGCTGAAGAGATGTCTGATGTGCCTCTTAGTGCCGCTACAGGCGCTGCTATTGGTGGTGTTGCTCAGAAGATTACACCACAGGCTACAGAGGCGGCTAAAAGCCTTATTAGAAAGGGTGCAAGTCTTAGCCCCGGCGAAAAGTACGGTGGTCTTTTAGGTGCTGTAGAAAAGGGTCTTGAAGCAACCCCCATAACCGCTGGGCTTGTTAGTCGTGGCAAGGGTGGTCTTACTCAAGAATCAGTTGCACCTGTCATGTATGGCGAGGTTATGTCAGCGTTGGGTAAAAAAATGCCTACCGGTCTGTCTGCTAGAGAAGCGTTTGAGTTTACTAAGACTGAGTTTAACAAGCAGTATGACGAAGCACTAAAGGGTGTTTCTTTGCCCGTAGACAAGACATTAAAAGATTCTATTGGCGAAATATTAGCAAAACATAGTGCTGGGTTTGACGAATTATCTCCGTCAGACATGAAAAAGTTACAAAGCCTCATAGATACTAAGATTATAGGCTCTGCTACAAAGGGCGCTCTTAGTGCTGATAAGTTCAAGTCTGTTCAAAGTGAAATCAAACGTCAGACAAGACGCTTATTGAGCAAAGAAGAAACCAGCATTGCAGAAGATAACCTTGTTGACGCGCTTACATCTATAGATGATGTGTTAATGAGTAGATTGGCTGCTACTAATAAGCCGCAAGCCACTAAAATAAAGCAAGTAAACAAAGCCTACAGCATGTACAAGCCTTTAGAGAGGGCGTCATTTAAGGCTGGGACAGAGGCAAAAGGCGCTTTTACTGCACGACAGGTAGACACAGAAATACGCCGTCAAGCAAAGTCAGCTCCGGGTACTTATATAGCTGGTCAGGCTCCTATGCAAAAAACCGTAGAAGAGTTTGCCGATATTGAGCCGACAATTCGCGCTGGTCTCCCTGCGTTAGGTATAGGCGGTGCGGGGGCAGGGGCCGTAACAGCGGCTGGTGCTGGTACTGTAGGCTTGAGTAGTGCTGGCACTGCTTTAGCGCCTTTAGCGGTGCCTTTGGGCATTGCTGCTATGGGGTCTACAAGACTAGGAAGAGAAGCTATAACACCTAGAGTTTTTGGACGGGCTATACCGGGTGTTATTGATGCGCCGTCTATGGCCGCTAGAAGCCCAGCAGTGGCTGGTTTATTATCGCAAGAAGAAGGCCCAAGACGTTACGTCAGGGGCGGTGCTGAGATGGCTGGCGGACTTGCAGATAGGGTTATGGGCTTATTGCAATAAAGATGCTATAAATAAGGCAGTCGCCTTTAGGAGAAAGAAATGGCAAAGACAAAAATCTCACAATACGATGCAACCGCATCTAACAACACGGACGTAGACAGCATCGATCTTGGCGAAGGCACGATGGTGCCAAGCGATGTAAACAATGCTTTCCGTGAGATTATGGCTCACCTTGCCGACATGAACTCCGGCGCGTCAGCCATACAGGACACCTTCACGCTGTCTGATCCGGCGGACGACACTAAGCAAGTTCGCATTGACGCTGGCAGCATCACCACTGGCAACACTCGCGTCCTCACAGCGCCTGACGCTGACGCCACAATCGCTGGCCTGTCTGTGGCGCAAGAATTTACTGCGACGCAAAATTTCAACGCCACCACGCTGACAGACGCCGCGAGCATTAGCTGGGACGCGTCAGCCAATCAGGTGACTAGCGTTACGCTTGGCGGCGACCGCACGTTTGCCGCGCCGACCAATATGGTTGACGGCGGTGTGTATGTCCTGACGATCATTCAAGACGCGACTGGCACACGGGTGCCTAGCTTTAACGCGGTGTTTAAGTTTGCGGCTGGCACTGCGCCAACGCTGACCACCACTGCGTCTGCGCGGGACATCTTGGTGTTTAACTCAGACGGCACAAATATGTATGAAATCGGGCGCAGTCTGAACGTATCTTAAAGGCGGTATTATGAGCGGTATTCTTTCAGTAGGCGGCGCGGGTAACGTAGGCGGCGGCGACTTTTACGATTACAGCATTGACCAGTCTCTGCGGTTTAATGACAACGATAGTGCGTATTTAAGTCGCACAGTTGCGTCTGCTGGCAATCGCAAAACGTGGACTTTGAGTGGCTGGGTTAAGAAAAACACAAATTCTATTAACCAAATACTTTTTAGTGGTGGGTCAGGTAGTGCTAATAGCAACACAACTGTGTTCCACGTTTATTTAAGCACTACAGCAAATAAAATAAGCGCAGGTGGTGCTTCTTATGGTGTAAACAGCCTAGGTTTACTTAGAGATAATTCTGCTTGGTATCATGTAGTGATTTCTGTAGACACTACGCAAGCCACCGCTTCTAATAGATTAAAAATTTATGTAAATGGTATAGATGTTTCTGATACATCTGGCACATACCCATCTTTAAATTTGGAAACTCCCATTAACGGGGCTTCAAGCAATTTACGCATAGGTAGACGATGCAGCCCCTATAATGACAGGTACATAGACAGCTATTTATCCGAAGTCAATTTCATTGACGGCACTGCCCTAGACGCTACCAGCTTCGGCGAAACCATCAACGGCATCTGGGTGCCAAAGGCATACGACACAGCCGATGGCGCATACGGCACTAACGGTTTCTATCTGCCGTTTGATGACAGCAGCGCAATCGGTGACGATGAAAGCGGCAACACCAATGACTGGACTGCCAACAACCTAGCCGCAAGCGATGTCGTTCCAGACAGCCCGACTAATAGCTTTGCTACGCTTAACTCTGCGGCAAACTTTATGCCAGCCACCCTTACGGAAGGTAATTTAAAAGCTACACCAACCAGTTCTAGTGACAAAAGGTATCACAGCACTTTTCCAATTAGCAGTGGCAAGTGGTATTGCGAGATTAGAATTGTAAGCACAGGCACAAGAAATCAGATAGGTTTTTTTAGCACAGAAAACACTGGCTCAACATCGCTGCCTACAAACTATGCTTTTTTAGGTGTGGGCAATAGTTCTAACGGAACAAGTGGCACCTTTAATGGAACTGCATTTACAGCTAGTGCTGGTGATATTTTAACATATGCTTTTGATGCGGATGATGGAAAACTTTATTTTGGAAGAAATGCGGCACCCACTATCGGCGCAACCGCAGATTTTACAGGTTTGGCAAGTGATACATATGTGCTTGGACAACGTGAAACAGGAACGCTGAATACCACTAATCATTTCAACTTCGGTCAGGACGATACTTTTGCGGGCGCAATTACTGCTGGTGGTAACTCTGATGATAATGGCATAGGCACGTTTAAGTACGCCCCACCATCCGGCTTCTTAGCGATGGCGACCTCAAATATTGAGGACGGTGCCATCAGCCCAAATGCTGAAGAACAGGCTGACGATTACTTTAATACGGTGCTGTATACTGGCAATGCCACAGATAACACAGCTATAACGGGTGTTGGTTTTCAGCCTGATTGGGTTTGGATAAAATTGCGTTCTGCTGCTAGTAGCCACGTTCTTCACGACAGTGTTCGCGGTGCAAATAAACAATTATTTTCAAACCTTACTAATGCTGAAGAATCCAGCACGACAAAGTTAAAATCTTTTGACTCTGATGGATTTACTCTTGGAGATAACAGCACTGGCACAGGTTCAGTTAATTCAAGTGGTAACACACACGTTGCTTGGAACTGGAAAGCTGGCGGCACAGCAGTCAGCAACACTGATGGCAGTATTACGTCACAGGTGTCGGCTGCACCCGATGCTGGGTTTAGTATAGTCACATACACGGGTGCTGGCACGGGAACCGTAGGTCACGGTCTTGGAATAACACCTTCTATGTATATAGTAAAATGCCGTAGTAATGCGGCAACTAACTGGCGAGTGTATCACAAAGGAATTGCTAGTGATGCGGAAACGGATTATTTGACTTTAGACAGC